TTTGGCTTCTTTGGAGGAACTACCGTGATAGTTCCATCGTCATTCCACTTCATACGTACTCCCTCCAATGTTTAGAGAAGTAGCTGCTCCCGCCGATCTTCTTGCAAATCTGCCTGAGTCCGGCAGCTTTCATAGCGTTTTTCGCAATCAGTCTCTTCCACTTACGCATTATCCTTTTCCTCCAGTTCAATAAACTTGTTGATATACCAGCTTGCTTTCTTTACGTCTTCCATCCCGTTCTTTCTCATACAGCGATACAGATATTTGAAAGCATTTCCAAGGCAGAAGCCTTTTACTACTTCTGTTCCGAGTGCTTCTGCCATAACGTCTATGCACTCAAACTTTCCTGTCTCATAGTGTGACGGATGGTTTACAGGGTCTTTGCTGTACTCTTTAGAAACGTCCATCATGTAAATCACTCCTTATACTGTGCAAGCATTTCGCTGATCTTGTTCACAAGCTGTTCGCACTGAGAACGTGTTACCTTTGTCATTCCTTCGGTCTTCATAGCGATTGTCTGCACAAACTCTTCCTGCGACTCATCCTTGCTCATAAGCTCCTTGCAAGCTGCCTTGAGTGCCTTAATCTGCAAATCATCTGCCTGCTCGTCTGCTCCGGTCAGCTTAATCTTCGCTTTCTTTCTGTCCTCTGCTGTAGCAGGAGTGGACTTCTTAGCAGTCTCCTTCTTCGCTTTCTCTGCCTTTTCCACATTCGGAGGGGTGATCTCTTCCGGTTCCTCTGTCTCTGTTTCACCGAGAGTAGCGTCTACTTCATCAGGTTCCGTAATGTCAAGAACGGTCATCCAGAGATAACGCCTGAGATAGGTAATTGACATTCCAACTGTCTGTAACTTATTCGTTACGATTGCACCAGACTTTGAAATAATCGGGTCATTCTCACGGAATGGAACAGAAAACACAAGAGGTGCTTCGTCCGGGTTGTCTGCGTTATAGACCTTCATGCTTGCTGTAGTCTCGTTAATGTCCGTCTCTGTCACAAGTCCTACGCTTGCAAAAATACGGATTGCGGGAGGAACAATATCCTCAAGCTCAAAGTACTTGAACTCAAGTTTCATGTTCTTTCCAGACTTCTGTACCTTCTTGTTGAGAAAATACAGTCTTGCTTTTGCCAACTTCTGTCTTACATTCATGTCCTTGTAAATGCTTGCCATTTCTTTTGTCCTCCTTAATCAAACAAACTTAGGCAGTCTTTTTTCAGAGAATTGATTCTCCGTGTATTCTTCTTAGGTGCTTTGATACCTAGAAATTTTCTGATTTTTTCTTTTGCTACTTTTAAGTACCAGTCTTTGTTGACCGCATCAACCGTCAATTCGTTGTTGTTATCAACAATGCAGTGCTTCGGAAGAGAAGGAACTTTTGCTCTGCTGCCTGTTATCGCATGAACTTTATAAAGTGTTCCATAAGACAAGTTATTTGTAGCGTATACCCGGTTCACTTTTTGTACTTCCCAAAACGTAGTTCCTATTTGCTGTAGGCAAGTCTTATACTTACTTCCTACCTTGCTTATGATTTGATATTCCAGAATGTCATTGGTGTTGGCTATCGTCTCTTCCGGAGAAGTGCCTTTTACAAAGTAATCAATGATTGCTTTACTAATAACTCTTGCATCATTATTGATCTTAAAAGCACCCCCAGAAAGGTTATCCCACGCATGGAATCCCATAGCTGTAAAGTCTATGTTTGCATTGGTAAGAATCCCTCTTACCAAGTCACCACCTTTAACCTTTGGACTACCTTCTGTAGAAACTTCAACGTAATTGTTTACATCACGCTGAACGATTTTCTTTATGAAATCCTCTTCCAGTTCAAAGCCTGTTCTGTCCTGCCATTCCTGCGTGATCTCTTCCCACTTTGGTTCATCTGCATTGTCCAGACTTACCATAATTCCATCTGTATTTAACTGTATTACTCTCAAAGACGGAATTTCTTTTACACAGTGCATTGTCAGTTCCAGTAAGAAAAGCTGTCCTGTAATGCAGACGCTTCGACACATTAAGGGGTCATACAATGCGTTCATCGTATAGCCTTTTGTGGGCTGTCCTCTTGCGTTGAATCCATCGGAAAGTCCGTTTCCCATACATCCATAAGTCGTGTTCAAAACGAGCTTTAAGGCGTTAGCTGTAGCCTTGTCTCCTGCTTTCTTCGCCTTTACTCTTGTTTCAAGAGTGTTGACGAAAATATCCGGGGAAGGAATTGCTCTGCTGCAAAATCCGTATTCTTTTCCTGCACTTAAAGGAATCGTCATTAAGTGCGGATAGTAGCTAGCCACGTCCTTGTTTCGTATTGTTCTAGAATCTGTAGCTTCTTCTATGTACTTCGGAATTGCACCATGAATACCGCCAAAAGCTACAGTTACTTCACAATCTCCGATTTTGAAGTCTAGTTTTGCTCCTGTGTGTTTCTTTCCGTGTTCGTCATATCCTCCGAAAAGCTCATAGTTTGGAATTGCCTTGTTGTGAAGCTGGTCAAAGAAATCGAATACTTCCTGTGGAATGTATTCTCTTTTCAGCTTATCCGGAATTTTATAATCTCTTTCGTCCTTCCACGGATTTATCAGCGGTTCCGCTTGCAGATATACAGACGTGAGCTTTGCGTTGGTCATATACATTGCCCGGTCTGCATCCAGTCCTCTTTTTGCTCCTACATTGACCTTGTTCTGCAAATATCCCTGTCTAAGCTTATAGAGAATATCTGTAGCGTCTACGTCATATCGGCAGTAGTATTCCGTCTGCTTCTTTTCTTTATTCGTAAGAGGTCGATCAATATTGAAATCAACCTCTGTTTCCTCAATGGGAATTCCTAAGTGGGCTTCAAATCCTTTAAGAGAGGTTCCATCTTGACAATCGTCAAGAAGGTCAAAGCTCTTAAAGTAGCACCTGTACTCTTTTAACTCTGGAATATCCCATCCGTTCATACCGTCCACGATGATTTCATCGTTGACACGCTTCACATCTTCCGGGGAAAATCCACACAGAATTGCTTTAAGAATGTGATTGTCGTAGTGCTTGCAGTTGAATCCTCCTAGAGTTGGTTCGCGTTCCATGAAGTCAAGAACTGCTTCGTTGTCATTCCAAATAGACGTGTATTCTTTGGTATCTTCACTTTTAAACACTACAAGCCAGTCATGAGCGAAAACCTCAATATCAAAGATATATATGTTATCTATCAAATTTTTCACTCCAATCTTTGAGAAGAGTTGTTCCTGCAATCAGACTTACCAGTCCTGCAAGAAGAAGTTGCCACCCGGAATACCAAGGCTGATAAATTCTGCATTCTGCGGCATAGTCGCTGTTTCCCGCTACACCAATCAGAAGAAAGAATCCTGTGATAATAAAAATTTCTCCAATTCTCCATTTGATTTTCTTTTTGCGCTTCATCGTCTTTCTCCTATCGTGCATCCACATTTTCTGTAGTGAGTACATCTACGTTTATACGATTTCTCTAATCCTATGCCACTGTCGATATAGTCGTAAACCATTGGAGACTTTTTGCCCGGAAAAGTACGTGCTACTCGTCCTACAGACTGTACGATAACAGCATAGTCCTTTTGAGGAGTAACAAGATACAACCGGTCAAGCCGGGGAATGTCCAGTCCTTCTTTCGCAAGTTGATATGTAGCAAACAAGTAATGATTCTTCCCTGTTCTCATATCTTCTATAGCCTGTTCCCTCTCTGCCTTACCTTTCCTGCTTGTCATTTTTCCGGTTATGACTTCTGCTGCTCTTTGCTCTTCCTGCGGGAGTAGTTTCTTTAGTTCTTCTAAGTGACTTACTCTTTCAGAGAGGATTAAATTGTAATGATTCTTATTGTTCACTAAGTCTTTCAGAATACGTCTATTACGCTCCTTAGACTCCGTTAAGAACGTTATCTCTTTCTGGTAGTTTATCGTACCATCGGTATTCAAAACACTGTAATCTAGGCAAATTTGAGTTGTTACCGGTATCACAGTAACCTTCATCACCCGGTCTTTTACTGCTTCGTCCGGGACGGTATAAACTACGTTGCCAAGATAAGCAAAAGTCGCTTTAATCATCCCGTCTGCTCTGTGAACTGTAGCAGACAGTCCGTGTTTATGCCTTGCCCGGAGATTATTCAGAACTTTGCTGAACATTGTTACTGCTGTAGGTGTTCCTGCTACTCTATGACATTCGTCTACTATAATTGTGTCCCATGTGTCTTTGTACTGCTCCAAGTCCAATTTGCACATAGTCTGAATCGTAGCAAACGTTATTGCCGTTCCGATTTCAACTTTACCTTCTGTGATCTTTCCAAGCC